TCCTCCATGTTAGTTCGCGATAAACATAATCATAGACCCACCAACATTTGCCGTTGTTTGATACTGATAAAGCGGCCTTCTTTGCTCTTTCTATAACAGACAATCCTTGATATTCTGGTAAAAGATTAGTGCGTCTTTCTTGTGGTTTGTTGTCTCGCATTCTTATTTTTGCGTTTTCAGCATCACTTAGATTTACTAGTGTTGCCATATTGTACCCCCGTTTCTCTTAACGATAAGATATATTTAATTGCCTCTTCTTGAGTAAGTATGAAGTTATAGCTAAACAATTCTTTTATCTCATCTATTGACATTGTTAAAACGGCAAATCACCCTCCGTGTCGTCAGTGTCTATGCCGTCGGTCTTCAGATCATCTTCTTTTGCTGATACTGCAAAGAATAATGATTTATCAGACCCTTTTTCATTTAACCACCCAGCTACACCTATTGATGCACCTTTCGGTATTGTTTGATCTATTGTGATATTGCCTCTAAAATGAGGTTGTTTATTTTGTTCTGTAGCGTCTTTATTCGCGTACATTGTTACTTTTCCTAACTTGATAAAAGCCATGAGCTCTCCTTTTTTTTGTTTTTTGTTTTACTAGTAATGTTTGATTGTTTTGGGTAGCTTGCAGTACTATTGAGGGTTAGTGTCGCTAAAAGATGAGACACTGATATATTGCGTAGTGGAGAAAGACTAAAGGGCTCAGGTCCTTGTACATAGTTAGATTCCTCAATAGTTTCTTCTACGCACAGGGTTCCAGAGCCCTTTTTACGTTCTTGATATTGCGTCTGAGATGCAATAAAGCTATTAATTGGGGGAGATTGCCGCATCGCAGGACTTAGCGACACTAATCTCCTAAAGTGCGCTTTCTCCCCCTCTTGTGCTAATAGAGCAAATTTAACTATTGTTAAATAATTAGTCAATATACCCTGATGCTTCTTTAAAAGTTGCTTCATCGAACTTTTCATTATCATTCTTCAGATGCACTATTAATGATTCCATTATTGCTTTTGTCGCTCTTTTGTGTAATACTATATGGCCTTTCATTACTGCTGCCATTAACTCGTAATCTTTTTTTGTCATGATCACCGACTCCTTTAATTTCCTCCAACGGGGGAATAGTTACATCTCAACCATCTGTATATCCACAATATGGACATCCAAAGTTGCAAGCTGCAGCTGAGATAAATTTTTGACAAGCCATGCACTTTGTCATTTTATATTTAGCCATTGAAAATAATCCAACCATTCTTTAGCATATCTAAAGTGTCTTCGTTTATCTTTACGTTTTCTTTAAACTTGCCTTCAAGATTGTGTGCGCTAACCATTTTAACCTCTATGGTCATTCCATAATTATCTGGAACTAGTTTCATATTTTTCAATTTAAATACTCTGTCTTTATAGTTAATACTCACGCTTTTCTCCTTTTCTATAAGAAACTGTGTAGGACTTTTAGAGTTTTTATTTTATTAGGCTTTATTATCCCCTAATTCTCTGCAACTTCCAGCCAGTCAATCCCGACGAATGACCAATCACTTAGTCACCTGTATCTTTTGCCTACACATTTCTTATACTTTTAATTAAAGACCAATTTCTTTCAGTCTTTTGTCTATTTTTTTCCTTAAATCATCAGGAATTGTATCAAAGTGATCCATTAAATAATTATACGCTGTATAATATTTAAGCGCTCTTGCGACCGCTATCGACAGATCCTTCTGATAAAACTCTAGTTGCTTCAGAAGTTGCTCTTTTGACATCTGCTTTAATTCGTTCCTGGTGCTTTTGTTTTTTGACATAAGCTTCTCCTCTAGTTTCAGGATAGTGCTGCTGACACTTTCTGCGTGATCTTGATATATTAAAAGCAGAAGAACAAACTCCTTCTTTCCAACATCTCATTAGTTCTTTAGCTGTCATTTTAGATATATCGCGTGCAGGCTTAGCATTTTTAAGTTGCCAAGCCCATATTGCGTATATCAAATCAACATCACTGTTTGATAGTTCGGGTTTTGCTACTATAAACCCTCTAACTACATTTACCATGTTAACTCTCATTTAAAATCATCCCCCTTTGCTAATTTTCTTAATACATAACGTTTCATGTTGTCAGGCCTAGTTTCTAAAAACTTTAACAATGATTTGTATTCTCCATCTGTTAAATGACCTTTTCTAGTATTACATCTTTTACAAATTATGGTGAGATTTTTAGGAGTTGAATCGCCCCCCAAAGAAAGAGGATACATATGGTCGCATACAATGTTAGATACCACAAGTACATCAGGGCAGTACCTACACTGCTTCCCATAAAACTTAAGAAACAAACTTCTAATTTGTTCCAGGCTAATATCAAATACGACTTCATATTCTTTGCTCCTTTTCTTTAGAGAAGATTTTAAGGTAGAGGTTTTCTTCATAAGTCTATGGAAGATTTTTTTAGCGAAATGCCCGTGGTGTTTCTTTAACACCTTTGAAAATTTGTCTTCCCATGACTTAACAGCTCCTCTACGTACTATGTTCTTTTTGTATGCCACATTTTGCCCTCCTTATATCCAGGCAAAACTCAGAAATGTATTAAACTTTAGAAATTTGAATGATATAGTAATAGATGTTTCATCATCTTGTTCTACTTTACTAAAACCAAATCCTATCGTTTTAAATAACAATATCATCATAGCACCATCATTTTTCGTTATCTGTATCATTAAGACCTCCTTACACGTTTAGCTTTTTCTATTCTAAAACCAGAAATACCCATACCATTTTCTGCTGCTTCAATAGCCTCTTTTCGAGCCTTTTTCTTATCGATTTCTACTTTATAACGTTTGTAGTTATCGCTTATAGCATCTTCATCAGTAACTTGTAATGGTCCCCAGGTTTCAAACATTTTATACCTAGTCGTGTCAGTTTGGAATACACCATCATTACCACATGTTTCTATGATCATTGGTAATAGCTGTTTATTAAAATATTCCTCTGTTTTCTCAATAGACTTCTTTCTATTTCTTAAACGAGTTATTTCAGTCATGTAAGAATCGATTTCTGCCTTTATGAGGTCTTTACTTTTATTCATTTCAACTATCATATAGTCGATACCGCTTGTTTTATTAGCGATAAGGCTTTTGACTTTTTCAATCGAGTCATCAATGAGAGCCAATGGACCAGGATTATCTGGTTCCATAAGCTCTTGATTGTCTCTATCGATTTGAAGGTCAATTAAAGAACTTATTAAGTCCTTTGTGGTTGGTTTACTCATACGTCCTCCGTAATCTAAAAGAAGGTGTCCATTCTAATTTTGCATCGAATAGTTCACCGTCTGTGTTTTTGAATAACTTAATTTCCTTAACAGATGATTTTGCTTGTCCATTAAGGCCAATTACTTTTCTAGAAGCGTTTTCTATTGCTCCAGAACCTTTACCAGCATATAAGTCAAGCACTTCGTTTCTGCTGTACTCTCTACTTACCTGCGATACTTGTACTATTATAACATCTAGATTAACAGCCATACTTGATAATCCGTGAGAAATATATTTGATTTGTTCATACTCACCTTTTACATGTGGTGGTGTTTCAACTAAATCAATATAATCTACGATTACCATAGATGGATTTAATTCTGATATTTTCTTTTGTATCTGCTCTAAAGTAGGGGGGACAGTCTGTACGTTTATGTGCTTTACTTTGTCTGCTACTAATGGATATATCGATTGATAGTCAGCCGTGACTGATTGCTTGCTTTGATTTGCAGCGATTTGTAATGATCGTCTGTGCATATACCAACCTGCAAGCTCTAATGATAGATATAACGTAGGGACTTGGGCATCGACATTTATCCTGTCATTTAAATGGTCGTATCCTAATGCAATATTGTGAGCTAAAGTAGTTTTACTACTACCAGTGGGCCCAAATATTGTAACTAGATCTCCAGGATAAAAGACACAATCTTCTTTTACACCTAGTTGCTTTGAAAATTCATAGCATCTACCTGTAAAATCAGTTGTAAGTCTGCTTTCTAGCTCTTTTTGCATATCTTTAGCAGTTAATACCTCTACAGAATAATCTTTCCTTTTGTAGTAAATACATTTAGGATTACAAAGATTAGACATAAGTTCGTCATTGCAGCCATATTGGTATCCTTTGTTATAAGCATACTCAACATTAGTTACTACTTCCTGATCATTTAGTTGTCCATCGTTCCATTCTAACATTGCAGCTTTCGTTGCAACAGAAGGGACACCATGTCTTCTAAAATGAGATATTATTCTGAGCATTGTTTTGTGTCTTGAACCTTGTTGTGGTCCTTGATTGTACATTGCTTGTATGCATGTTGCGACTTTTCTTGGTTCCATCACTTTACCCATTTTACGCGTCATCGATACTTCACTTACTTTTAAATCTTCCAATTCGCCATCTCCCATAAGCTCTGTATATGGAAATTCGTATCTTGGAGTCTTTGCTAAGTCGTGAATTTTCTGCCATGCGCTTGACATGATTTCATTATAGGTCAGTGGAATCTTATATAGTCCAGTCTTTTTGTTGATCGTATGTGCTACACGATAAAGTCCTGTTCTCATATAAACCATAGAGTCAATTTCTGGAAATAACTTCATCATAGTTTCTTTCACATGAAATGGTAACTCTTCACAAGGATTAAAATTGAAAACTGAATTTGGAATTACTATATGGTATCCAGAGCCAGAGAAATATACCCGAAATGCCGTGTCAGGAACGTCTAACTCTGCTGTAAGCGAATAAACAATAGATTGACATCTTTTGAGAGTATAATCATCTGTATTTTGCTCTCTGTCAATATCAATTAATATATTATCTATAGCCCTGGAACCATAATAATTCCTTAAGCTGTTGTTGTTTGAATCTGCAAAATCAACAGCCGAATGATCATATAAATACATAGATCTGTATAGTGGTATCCCATTCATATGACTTGTTAAGTCACTCTTTGGGATTAAAACCCCCCGTTTCCGAGGGGTTTCTTTCGCTATTTCTATATATTTATAGGTTTGCAATATCAATATTTCCAGTTGGTAATGATCCTGTACCATTCATTTGTACAGATTGAGCTGGATTATTCATATCTTTAGGAGCCTCTTTTAAGAATCCTTTAGATTTCATGAAATTGATATAGCCTTGCAGTTCTTCTTCAGACTTAGCTGATACAGCAAGTACTTTATTATGTACTCTAGTATAAGCTTGACCATTCTTAGCTAACTCTTTATAAACATAAATTGTTAGAGAAGTACCAATGTATTGGTTTAAATGAGCCACAATATCATCTATTGGTTTTTCATTTTCATCAACCCATTGTCCTAATTGGTTTGGTCCACCCATTTCACCAACAGCATCAAATAGATGTGTAATCTTCTTTAAAAGACTACAATCTTTTATGTTGCCATTAGGCTCTTTATCAAAAGAACCTGCAACTGCCATTCTTCTTGGGTAATCTGAACCTTCCACAGTGAACTCAACGTTTAAATAAACGTCTGCCCATGCATATTTAGAAGATTCATCGGTAATTGCTGATATAGTACCTGTTTTGATACCTAACCAGTCACCACCACCACTTTTCTTAATTTCTGATCTCATTATTGCCATTATTTATCCTCCTTATAGGATTTTATTTCATTGATTATTGTTTGATAATTAAAAGGTAGTACTTTATTTGCTAAAGGCTTTAATCGTGAGCCAACCATTCTTTCATCATAGCCTTCAAATGATACTTCATAATCTTGACTTGATTTATTTATTGTTGCATATCCGATTACATCTGCTTTAGCGCATAATACTCTACCTAGTCCGCTTGGTAGGGAAGGGGCTAATTGTGCTTTATCATCAGTCATAGCTGTTTGCTTTGCATGTGATATAAGAATAAGATTACCGCCTACTTTCTTTAAGAAATCTTGAAGTTTCTTAACTATATCTGCGTTCTTTTTCTTAGCTGCAGCCCAATCTGCTCCCCATGAACCTTCACCCATATTTTCAATACCTTGGTCAGCTTTAACAACATCTTCAATCCAGCTATTAACTTGATCTATAGTGTCTATAACCACTGTATCATAAGGGTATTCGTCCCAGTTTTTCATTAAATCAGCTAGTATTTCTGCTAATGAATAAACATGACATTGCTTACCTTTATCTGGTCCACCTCTGTAATAAAATCCCCTCTCATTTGTGGGGACTATTTCTATTACTTCTGCACCATTTTTAGTAACTGCAACACCATCTTTCATTTGCACCCTTACTGGCGGGTTTAATGCACAGCATGTAACAACGTTAGCTTTATCTACAAAGTCTGCTCCAAGGTCAGTATCAATAACTAATACTCCTTCTGAACCTTTTGGACTCCAAGATGAGGCTTGTGTTGTTTTGCCACTTTTTGGTTGGCCTATGAAATACCATGTAATACCACCTGGTAAATCATCAGACCATTGGTTTTTGATTTGATTTACTTTTAACATATATCTCCATTTTTAGAGACACCTATCCCAGTGTAAGAGTTGTGGATAGGATAGTAGGGACAGATGTCTCTGAGTTAATTGTAGACGCAGTTACATACGTTGTTTCTTAAACGAAACTACGCTACACTTTTTTCTATTTTTTCTGAGGGTTTTACGAGATGTTCTCTACGCAAACTCACAGGACCTAACGACCCCCAAATGTACGCATAATACAATCTATTTTGCAAGACATTAAATGCCTGTGAGAGGCCAAATGATGCTGCTAGACTACCACAAAAGATTGTGTGTTTTGCTGTACAAGGATCGTCTGCGATAGAAGAAGAAGGGACATAAGAATCCATGAAATAATCGTTCTCTCTTGTAACGGTTATTATCTCATAGCCTAATGCCCCCATTCTCATATCTATTAAGAACTGTCTATCTGGGTTTTCTTTCCATTGGTTGTATACAGCAAGTCTACATTCCATGTTATCAGGAGTTAGAAATACTTTATTTTCCAATGGCATCCCAGTTTGCCAGAATTGAGGTCTCATTTTTACAGTAACTTTCTTATTTATTCTTTTAAGAGTAATTTCTGCAGCTGCTACTTTAGGTTGATTTAAAAACCCTTCAGGCCATGATGTTGTGGATAAATTGTGTTCCTCTAACATATCAGGGTCCCAGACTGTTATCTTTTTAAATCCCATTATTGCAGCGTTCTGTAGTAATGCAGAGCCAATACCACCAGCTCCGATCACTGTTATCTTATCTAGCCTTGATTGGTCGATAAGGTCTTTGTTACGCAGGTATCGGTCTGCCATATTCGTCTACTCCTATCTTTTTCAGTTTCTTATTTAACTGTGTTTTGGTTATCTTACCTCTTTCATAGTCCATCATCACGTCGTCAAACTCATCGAATAGATCCCAGCTATACATTTCTTCTTGTTGTCTTTTATTTAAGCCACTATAAGAAGCGTTATAACTAAGCGCGTCAATATGTTCTTCGTATCTGTCTTGTTTTGTTTCTTTTTCTTGGCCTTTTTGTTGGCCTTTAGACACATAGCTACCAAACAACTGTGCTTGACCTATATTGTTATATTTATTCTGTTTGCCACGTTGATAAAGCGCCAATGTGTTTGGTTCAGCTTTCTTATTCTTTTTAATAAAAGCTGCTTGTTCTTTCCATGACTTTTCTACATGATAAACTTCTTGTACTTCAATATCATCTATTTCTTGAATATGGACTTGACCAAACTGATCGGGGTATGAAACACCAAAATGCCATTCTTTATCTTTCTTTGTTGATACTACTAATGAATAATAAAAGTTTTCATTAGCACCATCTATACATTGCTGCTCATCAGTCCCAGAGTAAAATGCTCCCATGTTATGATGTGAATGTATATTTCCCTGTACCCAAGATTTACCTATTTCTGGATGCTTTTTCCTTAGTTTTGAATATATTTTAATAAGGTCTTCGCCATCCCAATCAGTATTACTATGCGTACCTAAGTCTAATGGGTGCCAATATTCTAATGTTATAATCGATGGAAAACCTTCTTCATCTTTAACATGAGAATACCAAGCTGGGCCTGACCATTCAACATTCTTAAATGTTTTCAGAAAATAGCGTACCTTGTCCAATTGAGTCGGGGATATTACTAATTTCGGGTCTGTTGAGCTCATTAATGAACCTCCTTTTATCTTTTTCTAGTTGTTGTATAGCGATATTGTATGCATGCTTTTTAATTCTACTAAACTCTCGTTTTACCTCATCTTCATTTATACTTTCTTTAGTGTTGTTTAAGTATGTTTTAGCACTAGCTAAATGAGGTGACTTTTTTCTTAGTAGTATTAAGAAGTTTGATAAATGATGACCTAGATATTTTAGTTCTAATCCAAATCTATTCCTTTCTCTTCGATTAGAATAAGGATTCACATAATATCTTTTAACTTTTGACCAAAGAACTTTAGTTTTTTCGTAATGCTCATCATCTATTCTAGAAGTATATCTAGTATTTACCCTGAAACTTCTATCAGTTTTAGTAGCATATAGGATTGTAGCCATTTCTTTCAGCTCTTTTAGTACTTTAGGACTCATATCACCTTCATATTGAACTTGCAAAGACATAAGAAATATTCTTACAAATTCAAAAGCTTGATATAATGGTAATTCTCCTATAACTATAGCTGCTTTTACATATCCTAACACTTTTAAAACCTGGTC